CAGCACCAGTGATCACTGACGATGAGGCGATGATGATCGATGCAATCGTCGCCAGAATGTGGCGGCGCGATGAGCAGATGGCCGACTGCCTGCGGATTTACTACTGCACCAGCCGGACGATGCACGGTGTCGGGGTTGTCCTGGGTATCCACCGCAAGAAGGTTGCCGAGCTGCTGCTGGCTGGCAGGGCATACGTTGAAGGGAGCATTGACCGAGTGGAGCATGCAGCCTAAACACAAGATGTTGTGTTCTTGTGTTGACGTGGCGCCATGGAATCGTTAATTTGTGCCTACATTGCGGTTTTACCGCTCCGAACATAGAACCCGTCCACTGAGGCGGGTTTTTTTATGCCTGAAATTCACTGACCACGGACGGCTCACCAACGGGCCCCGCCCGGGACTATCCACTATGAGGAATCACCAGATGAGCGAGCCGGCATCAACGGCGCTTGGCGGCTTCGCGCTGACCAAGGTCGCCGGCTTTCTTTTCGGCGCCACCTTTGCCGCCATCGTTGTGATGGCTATGACTCAGCCGAAGAGCCGGAGAGAATGGGCGGTCGCCCTGATTTGCACTGTCATCGCCTCGGTATGCGGTGGAGCCTTCGTTGTGCAGTGGTTCGACCTGCACGCATGGGCAGAGGTGTGGCATGGCTCGGTCGCGCTGGCTGGCCTGCACTTCGTCTGCGGGTTGCCTGCCTGGGTGGTCGTCCGCGCCTGGTTCGCGTATGCCGACAAGCGCCAAGGCACCACGCTCGTGGACATGATCAAAGAGATTCGTGAGGCGATAGGGCGCTGATGGCCTGTTCTGCATGTGAGCGCAGGCGCGCATGGATGGTTAAGTGGGCACGCATCGCCCGGGAGAGAGCACGTGCAACAGTTACTGGAAGAGCTGATCGAAGCGCTGCAGGCGCAGACAGCGGCGATCAACGAGTTGGTCAAGACCAATCAGACGATCATTGAGATTGTGATGGATGACGCGGGTGATGGCGGCGCTGCCATCGAGACGGTAAGTCTCGACACTTATCTCGACGGCAGCACTGGTCGCCGCTGATATGGGCAGGCTCAGCACTGTTAAGCCGCGCGTCCAGATGGCAGAGGGTCGTCAGATGGCGCGAGCAGACGACGTGCAGGTCGATCGCTGGGGCTCTGGCCGTGGCGGTCGCCCCTGGCGCCGAAAGCGTGACCAGATCTTCCTGCGTGACGGATACACCTGTCAGCACTGCGGCAAGGTTACCCACGAACTGGAGCTCGACCACATCGTCAACGTCGCGCAAGGCGGCACAGATGACGACGAGAACCTTCAGTCCTTGTGCGTACCTTGCCACAAGCAGAAGACCGCTCTGGAGAGCCAGCAAGCCCGCTCCTGAAGGGTAGGGGGGGTGGTCGGATTGTCCCGGAGAGAAGGCAGCGGACACCGCGCCCAAACTCATTTGCAGATTTTTTCCCGCTTTGAAGGTATTTGTTAATGGCGCTCACAAACAAGCAGCGCCGATTTGCCGAAGCAAAGGCAGCCGGCGCAAGTAACAGAGAGGCCGCTGAGGCCGCTGGATACGCGGCTTCCTCGGCTTCTGCTGCTGGTTCTCGGCTCGCGAAGCATCCCGACGTGGAAGCCTTCGTCGAAATGTTAAAGATCGCGGCGCTGGTTAACACCGAGCTTGGCGACCAGGCAGGTGGCTCGCCTGTCGGCGAAATGCCCGACGGCGACGGAGAGTTTCTCGACTCGCTCCCCCAGACCGATGACCCGCTTACCTGGTTGCTCGCGCTCATGAATGAGCCCCGGGCGAAGATATTCGACCGGCGCAACGCTGCTCAGAAGGCTGTCGACTATTTCCACAGCAAGAAGGGCGACAGCGGCAAGAAGGGCGAGAAACAGGCTGCCGCTCAGAAGGCCACTGGCGGAAGGTTCGGCGCAGCGCCGCCACCGCCACTGCATGCGGTCAAGTAAGTGGACTGGTCTACAGCCTGTCCGGATTGGGCTGAAAGGCTCAAGAACGGACAGACGATCATCCCTGCGCCGATTTTCAAGGCGGAGGCCGAGCGAGCGCTCGATATTTTCAAGCAGCTGCGAGTTGTCGACCTTCCGGGCAAGCCGACGTTCGGCGAGTGCTCTGATCAGTGGGTGTTCGACTTTGTCGGGGCGATCTTCGGTGCCTATGACGCCGATACCGGAAACCAGTTGATCAGGGAGTTTTACCTCCTGATCAGCAAGAAGAACACCAAGTCGACCATTGCGGCGGGCATCATGCTCACCGCGCTGATTCTGTGCTGGCGCGAAGAGGAAGAGCACCTCATCCTTGCGCCAACCAAGGAAGTCGCTGACAACAGCTACAAGCCAGCAGCCGGCATGGTGCGGGCAGATGAAGAGCTGTCCGATATGTTCCACATCCAGGATCACATCAGGACTATCACCCATCGCGTTAATCGAAACAGCCTTAAGGTTGTGGCTGCTGACACTGACACCGTATCGGGCAAGAAGTCTGGCCGGGTGATGATCGATGAACACTGGGTGTTCGGATCGAAGCCGAACGCCGAGTCCATGTTCATGGAGGCCACCGGCGGGCAGGTTTCTCGCAATGAGGGCTGGGTGATCTTCCTCACCACCCAGAGCGATAAGCCTCCGGCCGGGGTGTTCAAGGAAAAGCTGCAGTATTACCGCGATGTTCGGGACGGTGTCATTGTCGACCGTAAGTCGCTCGGGGTTCTGTATGAGTTCCCGGAGGCGATGGTTAAGTCCAAGGCGTACATGGACTCCGCCAACTTCCACATTACCAACCCCAATCTTGGGCGCTCTGTCAGCAGAGAGTGGCTAGAAGACCAGCTCCGCAAGAAAAAGGACAAAACGGACGGCACGCTGCAGCAGTTTCTGGCGAAGCACCTGAATGTCGAGATCGGTCTGGCGTTGCGCTCTGATCGCTGGGCTGGTGCCGAGTTCTGGGAAGGCCAGGTGCAGGCTTGCTCTCTGGATGAGCTGCTTGATCGGAGTGAGGTGGTTTGCGTCGGAATTGACGGCGGTGGCCTTGACGACTTGCTCGGCCTTTATGTGATTGGCCGCGAGAAGGACGCAGGCAGGAAGCTGGGCTGGGGTTACGCGTGGGCGCACCCGTCGGTGCTTCAGCGTCGCCAGGAGATCGCCCCAGCACTAAGGGACTTCTCGAATGACGGCCACCTGACACTGGTCGAGCATGTCGGTGATGACGTGGAGGAACTGGCTGACATCTGCGCTCACATTTTTGGGCTTGGTCTGCTGGATAAAATCGGATGCGACCCGGTTGGCCTTGGGGCGATCCTCGACAAGCTCGAAGAGCGCGAGATTCCCAGCGACCGGATCATTGGCGTAAGTCAGGGCTGGAAGTTGGGCGGCGCTATCAAGACAGCGGAGCGATGGCTTGCTGATGGCTCATTCTGCCCAGCCGCTCAGCCGCTGATGGCTTGGTGTGTCGGGAATGCCAGGGTGGAGCCGCGCGCAAATTCAATCCTAATCACAAAGCAGGCGAGCGGCACCGCGAAGATTGACCCGCTGATGGCAATGTTCAACGCAGTGACACTGATGTCGCTCAATCCGCCAGCGGCAACAACCAAATATCAGATGTTCGTTCTCGGCTAAGGCTGAGGAATTACAAACAAGCCCGCCTCGGCGGGTTTTCTCGTTTCTGGAGGTCCGCATGGATCTGGAAAAGCTGGCAAAGAACACCGACCGTGTTTACAGCACCATCCAAATTAAGGCGGTCGATGATGACAGCCGGACGATTACCGGCATCGCCAGCACCCCCGGCACCGACAGAGACGGCGACATTGTCGAGCCGGAGGGCGCCGAGTTTGCGCTGCCTGTCCCGCTGCTCTGGCAGCACCGCCATCTTGAGCCTATTGGCAATGTGATCAAGGCCAGGGTCACCAAGGCCGGCATTGAGATCGTTGCCCAGATGGTCGCCCCCACGGCAGACATGCCAGCTCAGATGACGGCACGCCTGCAAGAGGCATGGGCCTCTATCAAAACAGGTCTTGTACGCGGGCTATCAATTGGGTTCAGCCCCAAGGAATACAGCATGCTCGATAGTGGCGGCGTGCACTTCCTGCGCTGGGGCTGGAATGAGCTCTCTGCGGTAACCATTCCGGCCAATGCCGGTGCCACCATCACTTCTATCAAATCGTTCGACAAAAAGCAGCTGGCCGCGCTCGGTCAAAAGGCTGCACCTGTTGTGCGTGCTGATACCTCTGCCGGCGCTTCGGCAAGCATCACCAAAACCATCAAAGTACCGAAGCCCGAGGAGGGCACCGCTATGAAAACGCTCGCTGAGCAGATCGCCGAGTTTGAGGCGACTCGCGTAACCAAGTCTTCCGCCATGGAAGCAATCATGACCAAGGCCGCCGAGGAAGGCGTGACTCTGGATGCTGAACAGTCCGAAGAGTTCGACACCCTCGAAGCTGAAGTCGCAGCAATCGACAAGCACCTGTCTCGCCTCAAGGCGATGCAGAAGTCTCAGGCGGCCACCGCCAAGCCCGCAGTGCAGACCGTAGCCGGCGAGCCCGCAGAGCGGGGCACCGCCTTCGAAATCGGCAAAGGCCTGCAGGTTCGCGCCAAGAATACCCAGAAGCTGGAGCCGGGCGTTGCCTTCGCGCGCGCTGCCAAGTGCCTTGCGCTGGGCCATCTTGAGCACCGCAATGCCATTGAAATCGCCAAGTCCCTGTACGACGGTCAAGACTCGATCATCGCCGCCACGCAGCGACTGGTGACAAAGGCTGCCGTTGCTCCTGCGACCACCAGCGATTCAACATGGGCTGGCCCGCTGGTCGGTGATGAAACCTCTGTGTACGCTGACTTTGTCGAGTACCTGCGCCCGCAGACCATCATGGGCCGCTTTGGTCAGAACGGTATCCCGTCTCTGCGCCGCGTTCCGTTCCGCGTTCCGCTGATCGGCCAGACCTCTGGTGGTGACGGTTACTGGGTTGGTGAGGGTGGCGCCAAACCGTTGACCAAGTTCGACTTCAGCCGCACCACGCTGGAGCCGTTGAAGGTCGCCAACATCGCCGTCGCCACCATGGAGACCATCCGCGATTCCAGCCCGTCCGCCGATCTGATCATTCGTGACCAGCTGGCTGCCGCGCTGCGTGAGCGCCTGGATCTGGACTTCATCGATCCGGCCAAGGCTGCCTCTGCCGGCGTCAGCCCGGCTTCAATCCTGAATGGCGTTACCGGCATCGTTTCCAGTGGCACTGATGCGGATGCAGTTCGCGCGGACCTGAAGTCGCTGTACGGCCAGTTCATCGCAGCCAACAACGCGCCGACCTCTGGTGTGTTCGTGATGCCGGCCACTGTGGCGTTGTCGCTGAGCCTGATGGTCAACCCGCTGGGTCAACCCGAGTTCCCCGGCATCACCATGATGGGCGGCACGCTGTCCGGTCTGCCGGTCATCGTATCCGAGTACGTTCCTGCTGATACCAGCGGCCACATCGTGGCCCTGGTCAACGCCAGTGATATCTACCTGGGTGACGAGGGTGGCATCGATCTGTCGATGTCTACCGAAGCATCGCTGCAGATGGATAACGCGCCGGACAATCCGACCAGCGCCACCACTGTCATGGTCTCGCTGTGGCAGCGCAACCTGGTTGGTTTCCGTGCAGAGCGCGCCATCAACTGGGCGCGTCGTCGCGACTCGGCTGTTGCGTATCTGACCGGCGTCAACTGGGCATAACCGAGCCATCTGGCTCAAGGGGCTGCACTGCGGCCCCTTCTACAAGATGGCATGGAGAAGAGCATGAAAGTTACCTTCACGCATAAAAGCGGCCGCCAGCAGGAAATGCACGAGCGCTTTGCGATCCCGCTGCAGAAGCTCGGGCGCGGCACCTACGTGGCGCGCGATATGCGGGCGAGCGAAGTGCCGGCACTTGAAGTGGTCGAGACTCCGCCGCCTCCCGCCGTCGAGACCTCGGCGTCTGACGCGGTAGAAAAACCAGAACCGAAGCCGGCCAAGCGCCGCGCTCGCAAGAACACCGAAGCAAACCAAGAGTAAAGGCCCGCCATGCGACTTTTCGGGATGGAGATTAAGCGCCGCGAGAAAGCGTTGTCGCAGGTGCCTGCGTCCCGCGGCTGGTGGCCGATGGTCAGCGAGCCTTTCACTGGGGCATGGCAGCGCAACAAGGAAGAGCGCCTTGATTCGCTTGTGCAGTATCCGACCCTGTACGCCTGCGTCTCGCGCATCGCTACGGACATCGGCAAGCTGCCGTTTGCGCTGAAGGGCAAAGCATCGTCTGGCATCTGGCAGACCGTTGAGAATGCCGACCTTTCGCCCGTGCTGGCGCGCCCGAACCATTACCAGACGCCGCAGCAATTCCGCGAAATGTGGGCGCTGTCAAAGCTGGTGCAGGGCAACACCTACGGCCTGAAGGAGCGGAACGCCCGCGGTACCGTAGTCGCTGTTTACGTGCTTGATCCTTGCCGCGTGATGCCGCTGGTTTCCGATTCCGGCGAAGTGTTCTATCAGCTCTACACCGACAACCTGAACCAGCTGCCTGAGCTGGATGGCCAGATCACTGTGCCAGCGTCCGAGATTATTCACGACCGCTGCATCTGCCCGTTCCACCCGCTGATCGGTTTGCCGCCTATCGCGGCTGCACACTGGCCGGCGCTCAAGAACATGCGAATCCTCAAGTCCTCTTCTGAGTTCTTTGCAAACAATGCCCAGCCGTCCGGCATCCTTTCCGCACCCGGATCTATTTCTGACCCAACGGCCGAGCGCCTGAAGAAATACTGGAATGAGAATTTCACGGGGTCTAATGCGGGCAAGGTGGCCGTGGTGGGTGACGGCTTGCAGTTCGTCTCGCTCGCTTCAAAGTCTGTCGACTCGCAGATGGTCGAGCAGCTGCGCTACTCCGATGAGCAGATCTGCCAGCCATTCGGCATCCTGCCGTTCAAGGTTGGACTGGGCAGCATTCCTGCCGGCCTGACCGTGGATGCCATCAACCAGCTCTACTACAACGACGCTCTGCAGGCGCCCATCCAGGCAATGGAGGCGCTACTGACGGCCGGGCTTGATGCGGCACCTCTGCGCGTGGACATGGATGAAACGGTCCTAATGCGCATGGATCTGGGCAAGAAAGCTGAATACCACAGTGCCCTGGTATCGGGCAGCATCGAGACCATCAACAACGCGCGCCTTGAGTTCAACCTTCCCCCGCTGGAAGGCGGCGACACTGTGTACATGCAGCAGCAGGACTTCCCGCTTGAGCAGGTGCGCCAGAACGTGTTGCCGAGTAATGCGTCGGCGCCGGCAGACGAGCCAGAACCCACCGACGAGCCAGAACCCACCGACGAAGAAGTCGAAGACCAGGCGCGTGCGCTCGCTGCCTTTTTCCAAAAGGAGATGACCAGTGCCCTCAATGCGTGAGCTTGAAGCCCAGGCAAAAGCCCTGGCCCCGATCATGACTGGGATTGTGGCCGGCGTGCGCGATGAGCTGCGCAAAGAGTT